TATGGACGTAAGATAATTTCACTGCAGGGATTGCATCCGAAATCATGTTGCGTATCACGTCTACCATTCTTGGCTGCTTGTGTCTGTGCTGCTGCACGGTTGAAGATACCACGCTCACCTGACTTAGATTCGTACAGAGATACCCACTCACGCATGAATGTACCCATCTCTGGCTTACCTTTGTAGGCTACGCTGTTATTAGCCAGCGCACGTTGGCCTTCATTCTCCCACCACATACCTGACTTGGCATGTGCCATCTGGTCATCATTCAAGTTAGACAGGCTGATGAGTGCGCTCCGGCGTACACCACCGACAACTACAACCTCTCCAATCTTACACATGATATCGTGACATTCGATTGGAAATAGCTTACGACCTGCTGCGTTCTTGAACTTAGCAATGACAAACTCAAACAGTTCCTCTAGTGGTGCTGGGCCACTGGCACGACCACCGAATGTCTTGAGCCTTGTACCTGCAGGACGCACCTCTGATACATCCCACTTGGGAATCTGACCTGCATACAGCAGAGAGATAAGTTCACGCAGAGACTTTGCCCAACCGGGGCGGCTGTCACCGACCTTGATTACTGTATCTGTGTTGTGCATGTCCTCATTAATCACGGGCAGCTTGTCCACGTTCTCACGCTCCACAGAGAAGCCTACACCCGTGCCACACATGAGGATGTACATAGTCTCATCGAATGCCCGTGGGCTGTCTATAGGCACGTAGGAACAGTTGTATGCACCCACGTGGCAGCGGTCTAGTGCTGGGCCAGATGTCATCAAGGCTCTCATGCTAGGCATAATGTCTTGGTTCAGTACGGCCTCTTCTAGTTCACCACGCAGTTCATCTGACAGCACGTAGTTACATGTACTGTACAGGTGGTTCTTCATGTAGTCAAAGTAGCGTTCTACTGTCTCAACCCATGTCTCACGGCGTTGTTCATCTTCTTTCCATCGGGCATACCGTGATAGCGCGATGAAGTTTTGGTAGTCTGTTGGTAGATAATTGTTCATCTGTCACTCCGTTATCGTTCTTATTGTCTTAATGTCAGCACCGTCTACATCATAGAAGTATTCACGTATGCCATCCTCTATTTCCTCCCCAACCTGCCCATCTGCAGGTATGGGGTATTCATCTTCATCTACATCAATGGTAATGTACATCTTAACTCTTACCATCTGCCATTACCTCTTCAATCAACTTGTCCAGATACCACTGGGCCTTCTTCAAATCCTCAAGTGGTTTATCCTTATAGTCAAAACGCCACAGGTACTTGAGGATGTTTCCCTGTAGGTAGTATTTGAAGCCATCGTTAGTGGCTGCAGAGATAGCATGAATACACTCAATGCCTGTCTGGTTGTAGTGTGGTGGGCTGTTTACCATGTCCACATTACTGTAGGCTTCCTTGCCAGCTTGCTCTGCTTCTTCCATCATCTGTTTCATATATGCCTCGTGTCTCATGCTGTACCTCCTGTCTTAGTGTTAAAGTTGAGATGAACTACGTTACCGTCATAGGTTTTCTGTACTCCAATCTCGTCCTCTAGTTCTACATCAATCTCCATCTCGTTGTCAATAACATTCATCACATAATCATGCACAGCATTACGCATTTCTTCTTGCTGTTCCATGAGAGGTACTGTGGCACACATCATCTTAACGAAATGCATTACGTTGCCGTAGTCTTCATCGTCCATTGGATTCTTGGGGAAAGCCATAATAGATATGTCTATCTCTCCACTCCACTGTCCATCCTCATCAGCGAATGGCCTAATGCGAATAACGAAATCCTCATCTTTCAGGTGGTCTATCAACTCTTGCTTTGTCATTTGTATCTCCTCTTCACTTTAGTGCCGCTAAACTTAATGAACTTGCTGTGCTTGTTCTTGCCTTTCTCCTTGAGCCAATCTTCTGGTATGATACGGTCATAGTATAGGAAGCCATACTTGACACACCATTCAGCGTATGTAGACTTGGCACCCTTACGCAGCTTACGTCTGCTGCTTTCAAACACGAACCGCAAGTCTAGCTTGGGGTGTTGCTTCTTGATAGCAAGGTGCTTACGCCTATCAGCCGCTGTGAACTGGCCCTTTGTCTCAATTATAATACCATTGTCCAACACAAAGTCTGGAGTATAGGTGCGGTAGGCTAAGTCTTCCCACTCAATCTTGACCTTCTCATATAGGTATGAGATGTTCTGTTCGTCAAGACAAGAGGCAACCTTTAGTTCCAACCCGCTCCTATATCCGTACTTACGCGCCGCTCTAAACTGCTTGTGGTCAGCCAACTACTTCTCCTATGTATGATACCATCGGAGGGTTCTTAGCCTGTGACTTAACAGCAGGTCTTTCTGTCAGGGTATCCCAACAGTCGAACCTGTAAGAGCAGAACTTGCATCCACTATTGAGTACCTTGTTGCCTGTCTCCTTGCCCCGGAACTTCTCCACGACAGGTTCAAAGCAACGCTTGAACTCATTAGCTTCAACGGTAGCCACGGTATCTTGTATCTTAGCTACCTCTGTGTCTACATCCAAGCCTGTAGCTGGTACGTACTTGAACTCACCATTGGCTTTGTTCACTACCCACCATCCACCTGCCTTCTTGTCAGCAGCCTTGGCGTAGCCAGCAAGCTGTGCCACATAGCCAAAGCCATCACCAGCGGCAAGTGAATCATACGATTCAAACTTGTTCTGGTAGGACCAGTTGGATGCAGATTTGATATCATCAACAGCGTCATTAATTACAATGTCATACTCACCGTTGATGCTTGCGTTGTCTAACTCCAGCGTAACCTTGTCAGAGTCTTCATATTCCACACCTGCTTCTTTGAGCAAGCCTTTGAATACCGCCTCTACAATGTCACCTATCATCATGTTCATAATGAATGTGGTGGGGAAAGGGAGAGCGACTTCAGGCTTGTTCTTGTCATACCAAAGCTGGCAGTTAGGTCTGCCTACATTTGACATACGTAGCCTGAAATCATCTCTCGACTTGCCCACACCAAACTGACGCTTCAGTGCATCTGCTACATCAGTGGCTACCTGCTTGATAGTATCCTCTGACATAGTACTGGTGCCTTTTACGGCAGCAGACATGTACTGATGCAACGCCAGTTCAGCAGGATGCTGCATTACGCTACCTCTTCTTCTACTTCAACATCCATGATGTCGTCAAGGTCAACGTCATCCAAGTCTGCATCGTTCTTGCTGATAGCTTTCTCAGCGTAGGCATTGATGATGTATGTATTGTAGTTCTCAATCCATGCCATGAAGTCAGCGAACCTGTTCTGGTCATCCTGAGACAGTTCAACCGTCTTAGTAACGTCCAGACTTACGATAGGCAAGAAGAAGCTACTACCGTTAGGCAGCTTACGCTCTTCAGTCTGTGCGGAAATGGTATGCTGCACAGGAAGACGCTTCATCTTAGCCAGCTTACTGAAGCAAGTACCGACAGTCTTGAAGGCATCACGGTTGTCAATCTCCCAGATGAATGGGGTAGCCTCAAGTTCTACAGAGTTACCGCTTGCATCTACGGGGTTGATTAAGTCAACCGTGCCAAGCACTACACGAACACGCTTGATAGAACGGATGAGTTCTTTCGTAGCGTCAGGCAGTGACTTGTAATCTTCAATCCAGCCAGAAGGCTTGCCGCAGTTAAACCCACCATCGTTATCCTTCAGGTCCATGTTAAGGTTATCAGCCATAACGGTCTTGACGTAACGGTTGGGGGTATTCCCAGAGGCCATCACAAACTTCTTGTACATGAAGCGTTGCATGAATGGGCGCACTGCAATATCCTTGGCGTAGTAGGTAGGTCCATCTGGAATCTCCAGCTTGTAGTGACCGCCTTCAATCACCTCCATATTTACACGCTTACCATTCACCTCTGCTTCACCCATGATAGGTGTGTGATGAATACGCAGACGGGCTAGAGTGCTGGTCTGCTGCTTAGTAGACCCACCCTCATGGGCAATGCCCATAGCTTGAGCCATTGCTGCGTAATTGTTAGTGTCGATTGTTGTAAGTTCTGTCATGTTTATATCTCCTTTTTCTGAGTCAAGTTCCATAGTTATATCAGGTTACATCCACCACGTCAAGCCAATTATCTCCTATTTTTGCTTCTAATAGTAGTGGTACGTTGAACACCACGCCCCAGCGGGTTGTGATGAGTGAAGGTAGTACATCATTCGTAGCCTGTATGACATTGATTACCTGCTGTTCTTCATCAGGGTGTACATCAATGACGATACTATCGTGTACTGAGTTGACCACACAGCTACGCATGTCCTTGAGTAAGGCATCAATGTGTAGCAGTGCGACAGGTACGATATCAGCCGTGGCAAATGACTGCACCGGATAGTTCTTTATCTGTGTGAAGTAGGACACAGTGCCATTGGTCTTACGTACCACGTCAGGGAAGGCGAACTGCCTACCTGATGGTGTCGTGATACGTCTAGTGTTTACAGCTTCTTTAGCCAGCTTGGAGTGCCAAGAGGCCACGCCTTTGTACTTTTCGTTGAAGTGTTTGTAGTACGCCGCTTCTGACTGTGACCTTCCATACCCACTGGCACCGTAGAGTGGTGCAAATGTGTGCGCCTTCGCATCTTGGCGAGTCGTATGTTGACCAGCATCGGTAATAACTTTAGCGGTGTATGCATGTACATCAAATCCAGTAGATACTTCTTCAATAGCAACTCCATCTTGCGATAGGAATGCTGCGGCACGAAACTCAAGCTGTGCAAAGTCAGCTTCCATTACCTTACCACCAGCAAACCGTGATATGAATACCTTCTTTACAGGGAAGGTGCCGCCTCGCGGCATGTTCTGCATGTTAGGGTCAGCACCGGAAAACCTGCCAGTGGCAGTGCGATGCTGTAGCAGACGGACATGCAGCTTGCCATCTTGCTTAGTGTGTAGTGCAATACCATCCACAAAGGATGACAGGTATGTATCTACGGCAGACAACCTACGCACTTTAGATAGGAAGTCAACTGCCTCTGTCATACCCTTGGACTTGGCAACAGCCTCAAGCAACTCAAGGTTAGTCTTGCTGGTGCTGAAACCATTGGCACTAGCCCACTTGGCTGATGGTGGCTTAAACTTGAGGCCAGCCAGCTTATCACTGTTGGCAAGTAAATAGCCATCACCCATACAGGTAGGACACTTGTTGGTCTTAGCAAAAGGTGTGCCATCCTTCCTTGTCTTACGTATCTGTCCAGTGCCGTTGCACTCCCTGCACTGACTAGCTACAGTCTTGTACACACGCTCTGTGCCGCCAGCCATAAGGCTACGGAAGTCTGCGTCTGACATGTAAGGGTCAATGGCGTTACCCCAATAGGGCTTGTCCAGTACTTTACGACTGTAGATAACCCAAGACAATTGCTCTGGGCTGTTGAGGTTGATAGGTGTGTCACCCATCAGCTTACGAACATGTACATTCAAGTCGTCAACAAGTTGACACTTCTCCTGTTCAAATTCTTGACGCACCTCTTTCAGCTTGTTGGTATCAACAGTGAATCCACGTTGATAGATACGTGCCAGACACACAGCCACCTCATTGGTCAGCGTGACCGTAGGCATCAGTGATGCATCAGCCTGTGTATTAAGACGGTACATCAGCCTGTCAGACAGTTGTTGTGTAGCATGTAGGTCTGCACTTAGATACGACTCAAGCAATTCAAGCGGTATGTCACGTGTGCTATAACCCTTGGCAAAGTATTCTTTCAGTGTGTCCTGTTTACGTGTGTCAAGCAAGTACCTGTCTGCACATGCCTCAAGAGACAGCGGCTCTTTAATACCACGCTGCAGCACATACTCTGCCAGCATCGTGTCAAACACTGGGCCGTCATAGGTAAA